AAACAACAAATCAGGAGGAAAAAGTGTCTGACACTAACTCAGAAGCTCCTATCGCCACCGAAGCGGTAGAAGCTGCAAAATCTGAGCCTGTGGCAGTATCAGCAACTCAACCAGTTGCTTATACAAAGCCACGCTCACCAATCAATTCACAAGCTCGCTATTTAGAGCATTCAATCAAAGCAACAATGGGCAATCTTGATTCTGCTCAATATGTTGCTCAGGCAAAAGCCGAATCTGCAAAAACATTAAATTTCGCAGATGACTCGTTCTCCACTAATAACGCATTCAAACCGATTCAATATGTTTCAACTGTTGTTGATACATCAATTGGATCTCGTGCTGCTATTGATGCAATTGGAACACGCAGACTGCCAAATGCAGGAATGACAGTTTCAGTTCCAAAGATCACAACAAACGGATCAGTTGCAGAAACAGCTGAGGCTGGTGCTCCAAGCGAAACAGGAATTGTTTCAAGCTATGTTGACTTAACTGTCAAAAAGTATGCCGGATTGCAAAGATACAGCGTTGAGTTGTTTGATCGTGCAGATCCATCATTCTATGATGCAATGCTAGAAAACATGCGTCGTGCTTATGCAGGTGCAACTGAGGCTGCTGTTATTGCAGCACTCACATCTGGCGGAACTGCTGCAACAGCACAAGATGCAACAGTTGATGGAATCGTTGCTTATGTTAAGACAGAAGCTCCAGCTGCTTACCTTGCAACAGGTGAGTTAGCAACACGTTACATTGCCGGAACTGGACAATGGGGCTTTTTAATTGGCGCACAAGATTCAACTGATCGTCCAATTTTTTCTGCTAGCCAACCGGCAAATTCTGCTGGTTTAGCATCAACACAAAGCCTTCGTGGAAATGTAATGGGTCTAGAGCTATTTGTTTCAAATAAGGCTGTTTCAACTGTAATTGATGAATCTGCATTTATTGTAGTTCCATCATCAGTTGCAATTTATGAATCCCCAACACTACAACTAACAACAAATGTTGTGACAACTGGTGAGATCGAAACAATGCTTTACGGATATCTAGCTTGTGGCGTTTTGGTCGCAGGTGGAGTTCGTCGCTTTAACCTAACCTAATAGGTCATGCCTGAGGTTGCTCCCGATCTCAGGCAGCTATAAATGGGAGTTGAGAGAGGACGACATGCCAACCATTATTACTGCCAGTCAGTTAAGAAGTGTAATTGGCGTGTCGTCAGCTCTTTATGATGATACATACTTGAACGGCATTATTGACACAGCAGAAAACACAATTTTGCCAATGTTAGTCACATTCAAAAGCCCAGTTCAAAAAGTGTCGCTGACGAGCAATGTCGCCACTTTTACTACACTTGGTATTCATGAATTTACCGAAGGACAATCAGTCGTCATCGCAGGATGCGGAAATCCTTACAACGGAACAAGAACTGTACTTGATACAAACCTTACTGCAACTACCTTTGAAGCTAGTATCACAAATGCCGATGTCGATGAGGCAAATGTTATACCAAGCGGAACTGCAACCCTTTCTACAGCATCAACTTATGTTGGAAACAAAAGTGTTGAATCAGCTGTCTATGTTGTATCAGTCGAGGTGTTTCAATCAAGAGTTGCAGCAGGAGGACAAATAGAGGGCGTTGATTTTACCGCCACGCCATTTAGAATGGGCAGATCATTATTTAATCGTTGCGTTGGATTACTTGGGGCTTACATTGATGTTGAAAGTATGTGTCAATAATGCCAGCATCAACAATTCTTTCATCAGTTCGCACACCACTTGCCACAGCTCTAGGATCTGTTGCCGGCAATGTTTATTCTTTTGTGCCCGAAACAGTAATTCCACCGGCAGTTGTAATTGTGCCAGATAGCCCTTATTTAGAATTAAACACAATCAATGATGACACGATACATGCAAAAATAAATTTTACAATTTCAGTTGCAGTTGCATATAACAGCAATCCTGCATCGCTCGACAATATAGAGCAGTTAATCATGAGTGTTCTGGCAGTTATTCCAACCGGATACATTGTCAGCTCGGTCGAAAGACCAACAGTTACCACAGTTGGAGCGAGTACGCTGCTAATTGCAGATGTTCGAGTATCTACCTACTACACCCAAACCGCATAAGGAGAAATTATGGCAACCACAGTAATTACTGGTCGCGATATTTCGTTGTCTTTCACAGGTGGAACAGACATCGAAGCCCAAGCAACCAGCGCAGTTTTAACAAAGGTCAATGAACGTCAGGCATATCAAACTCTTGATGGCGTTGCTTATAAGACCACAGACATTTCAGGCACATTTGCTTTATCAATGCTAGCTGACTGGGGCAAGGCAAACTCAGTTTGTGAAGCTTTATGGACAGCAGCAGAATCAGCTCCAGATACAGATATAACAATAACTCTGACAGCTGCAACAGGAGCACAATTTGTGTTTCCAGTAAAGCCAGAGTTCCCAACAGCAGGTGGATCAGGAATTGATGCACAAACTGTTGATTTTGAATTCACTGTTACAGGTGGATCAGTAACCGAAACATTTAGTTAAGAAATAAAACGGGAGCAAAAAAATGAAATTACCAATTACAATTGAATATAACTCAGGCGAACAAGCAACTTATATTGCCCAACCGCCTGAGTGGGCTAAATGGGAAAAAACAACTGGCAACACCATAGGTCAAGCAAAAGAAAAACTTGGCATTTGGGATCTTATGTTTTTAGCTTATAACGCACATAAGCGAGAAGCAGCAGGAAAGCCAGTAAAAGGATTTGAAATATGGATGGAAACTGTTGCCGATGTGCAAGTCGGTGATGCAGACCCAAAAGCCATCCAGCAGGAAGCCTAAACAGATTATTGGTTGAGTTGGCACTAGCCACACAAATTCCAATGAGTGAATGGGTTGATGCAGAGGATATTTTGACAGCGATAGAAGTATTGGAGAAAAGGTATGGCAAATGAAACGATTGCTTATAATCGTAATGACATACGCGACATTCTCAAAGCTTTCAAAGTTATGGATGCGCAGGCAACAGAGGAAGCACGAATTCAGTCTGCTGCTTTGGCGACTTACGCAGCTGAGGAAATTAAGACAGCAGCTAGAGGTCGAACAAAATCAGGCAAAGTTGCGCAAAGAGTTGCAGATGGCGTTAGCATCAAAAAATCAAGCAAGATCGGTGAGTTCAGTTACGGATTTGCCAGACAAAAGTTTTCAGGTGGTGCTTCTACGCAAACCTTATGGGGTGGTGTTGAGTTTGGTTCAAATAAATACAAACAGTTCCCAAGTTATTCAGGAAGGCAGGGTCGTGGATCTCGCGGATGGTTCATTTATCCAACCCTTCGCAGAATTCAGCCTGAACTAATTAACAAATGGGAAGCTGCTTATAATCGCATATTGGATAAGTGGGCATAATGGCGAGAGATACTAGAACGCTATCGTTAAAAATCCTTGCGGATATTGATGATCTAAAAAAGAAGTTAGATCAAGCCGATGGTGCGGTTCAAACTAATAGTCAAAAGATTGCAGAATTTGGAAAGAAGGCTGCTGCCGCTTTTGCCGTAGCTGCTGCTGCTGCCGTTGCTTATGCAGGCAAATTAGCCGTTGATGGCGTCAAAGCAGCCATAGAAGATGAACAGGCACAGTTAAGGTTAGCAAATGCCTTAAAACAAGCCACAGGAGCCACAGAAGCCCAAATTCGGGCAACTGAGGACTTTATCCTTCAGACATCTTTAGCCACAGGTGTTGCTGATGATCAATTAAGACCAGCGATGCAAAGACTGGCAGTTAGCACAAAAGATACTGGCGAAGCTCAAAAGTTATTGGCACTTGCATTAGATATTAGCAAGGGATCAGGTCGAGATTTAGAAACTGTTGTATCTGCATTAGGTCGGGCGCATGATGGACAAAATACAGCTCTCGGTAGATTAGGAATTGGATTATCCGCTGCTGAACTAAAAACAATGACATTTACCCAAATGCAACAAAGATTGGCTGATCTTTATGGTGGCGCAGCTAGTGAAAATGCTGAAACATTTCAAGGCAAAATTGATCGCCTAAAAGTTGGATTTGATGAAGCCAAAGAATCACTTGGCGTTGCATTATTGCCAGCAGTAGAGCAATTTATTACATTCTTAAACGATAAAGGCATTCCAACACTTAACGGATTTATTGCAGGTTTAACAGGCGATCAAGGATTAAGTGCTGGACTTGCTGAAACGCAAAGAGGTGCTGAATCATTTGGCAAAGCAATTGGCGTGGTCATTGGCATAGTGCAAGGATTTATAACATTTATAAGAGAAGCAATTGGTTTAGTTATATCATTAACAAATGAATTGATTAGAGCACTTAATGTAATTCCCGGAGTTAATATAGGATCAATTCCAAATCCTGCTCCATCCGCAGGTGGCAAAAAAGTTCCAACAGTTCCAACTACTAAAGGTGGATCAAACTTTACATATGGATCAGGCAACCCGCTTTATTTAACTGTCAATGCCATTGATGGCGAGGGTGCTGCTAGAGCTGTTGCACAGACCTTAAACAGTCAGGCAGCTAGAAGTACGACTGCTCTCAGGGATAGATAATGACTGTTTTTACACCAGACTGGAAATTAACTGTCGGTGGGGTTGATTATACTGACATAACTATTGCCGATGTTCAGCATCAGGCAGGTCGCACAGATATTTACCAGCAACCGCTTCCATCTTATATTCAAATAACATTATTAGCATTAAGCGGTCAAACCTTGCCTTTTGACATAAATGACAGTTTAGATTTACAAGTAAAAGATACTTCAGGAACTTATGTTAGTTTATTTGGTGGAGATATTACCGATGTAACTGTTGCAGTTGGTGCTACTGGATCGATCGCTACAGTTGTTGAATACACACTTATTGCAATGGGTTCACTTGCTAAATTAACTAAAGAAATTTGGGATGATAATATCTCGCAAGATGAGGATGGCAACCAAATTTACACAATCCTTTCCAGCGTATTACTTGGAACTTGGAATGATGTGCCAGCAGCTTCAACTTGGGCAACTTACAATGCAACTGAAACTTGGGCTAATGCAGTTAATCTAGGATTAGGCGAAATAGATCAGCCAGGTCTTTACACAATGACTGCACAATCAACCACAGTAGATACCATTTACAATGTTATTTCAGATATTGCCAATTCAGCTTTTGGATATATATATGAGGATAATGCTGGCAACATAGGTTATGCTGACGCAGACCACAGGCAAAATTATTTATTAATTAATGGTTATGTTGAACTAGATGCTGGTCATGCTTTAGGTGCTGGCTTATCAACTGTTATGCGTTCAGCAGATGTTAGAAATGACATATACATCAATTATGGCAACAATTTTAATTCACAGGTCACAGCTACTGATGCAGCTTCAATTGCCCTCTATGGGTATAAAGCCGAAACCATCAATTCTAGGGTTCAAGGTGCAGTAGATGCTCAGGCAATCGCTAATCGCTATATTGCTCAAAGAGCTATCCAAGACCATCATTTCAATCAATTACTTTTCCAATAACTAACCCTGAAATAGATAATGCCGATCGTGATGATTTGCTAGGCGTGTTTATGGGAATGCCAGTCAATATAAAAAATTTACCAGCTCAAATATCCAATGGCGAGTTTGAAGGCTATGTTGAGGGCTGGTCATGGAGCACACGATTTAATGAACTATTTTTGACAATTAATGTTTCGCCAGTTGAGTTTAGCCAAGTGGCGATGCGTTGGAATACCACCCCAATAACTGAGGCTTGGAACACTTTAAGCACAACTTTAACATGGGAATACGCTACAATAGTCGCATAGGAAAAGGATAAAATGCCAACTACCACGAATTATGGCTGGACAACACCAGCAGACACCGATCTAGTTAAAGATGGTGCAAGTGCGATTCGTTCGCTTGGAACTGCAATTGATACAACTGTTTTTAATAATGCAAATGCTGCAATTCCCAAAACTATTGTTGATGCCAAAGGTGATTTAATTGTTGCGAGCGGATCAGATGCAGTTGCAAGATTAGCAGTCGGAACAAATGATTTTGTTTTAACAGCCGATAACACAGCAACAAATGGTATTAAATGGGCTGCTGCATCTGGTGGTGGTATGACTTTAATTAACACAGGTGGAACAACATTAACTGGAGCGTCTGTAACAATTTCATCAATACCATCTACTTATCAAGATTTAATGTTATATATTGTTCAACCTTTATTAACATCTAATGGGGAAAATATCCAATTGCGATTTAATGGAGACAGCACGGCAAATCGTTACAGAACAACAACTTTAGTAAGTGAAGGTCAATTATCCTTTAACAGCACAAGAATTACTTTAACCAACGCAATTAACAATGTTACTGCAAATGGATTAGTGCAAGTTTTAATTCCACAATATGCTGTTTCTGGAATTTGGAAATCAGCAGTAGTTTTAATTAGCCAACACAATTCTGATGGTGGTTCGACAAGCATCAATATAAGTAGAAATCTTGGGGTTTATAATCAAACTGCTGCAATTACATCTTTAACTTTAGTTTTAGATTCAAATGGTGTATCAGGAACAGCCTACCTTTATGGAGTTAAATAATGGCTAAATCAAAACCACAAGTAAAAATTGTTAATGTAGAAACAGGCGATGAAATTGTTAGAGATGCAACTGCGGAGGAAATTGCTCAAATTGCATTAGATGCAGCCGAATCAGCAGCAAGAAAAGCCGAAGCCGAAGCAAAGGCTGCCGAAAAACAAGCATTACTTGACAGACTTGGCATTACTGCTGATGAAGCAAATTTGTTACTTGGCTAATGAAGCCTTATTTATCTAAAGCTGCTGAAACTTTGCGCGACCAAATAAATGGAGCGTTTGTGGGTAGGAGCAGGAAAGCTGATGGATGGATCGGCGATAATAAGCACGCATCTAGAAAATCCGATCACAACCCAAGATCTAACGGAGAAGTTTGCGCGATTGACATTGACGCTGGCTTATCTGACCAACAAGAGATTAGTTAT